AGCTGAAGACTGCTGTGACTGGTAAGGTCAAAAAGGGCAGTAAAGCGGCAAAGCGGCGTAAATCATATTGCGCACGCTCGGCTGGTCAAATGAAAAAGTTTCCAAAAGCGGCAAAAGACCCAAATAGCCGTTTGAGGCAAGCAAGAAAACGGTGGAAATGCTAAATGGCGATAAGCCGTTCACAGATGGGGCAGCAAATCACAAAGCCGCCTATGAAGAGGAAGAAAAATGCCAAAGGACGCGTGCTACAAAAAGGTAAAAGCAAGGTACAAGGTGTTCCCAAGCGCATACGCAAGCGGCGCAATCGCAAAGTGCCGAAAAGTCGGCGCTAAAAACTGGGGAAACAGTAAGAAAAAGCCTGTAAAGAAGGCTATGGGAGGCGTTATTGAGCCTTCTAACGAGTTTCGCAAGCGTCCAGTGCGTCGAATGGTAAAAGGTGGTGAAGTAGTCGCAAATGGTTGCGGAAAGGTGATGTCTGGTCGCCGCAAAGTGACGAAGAAAAGCTGATGGCGGTTAGAAAAACAAAAAAAGGCGCGGCTTTAAAGCGTTGGTTTAAAGAAGACTGGAAAGATGTGCGTACAGGCAAGGCTTGTGGTCGCAAAAAGGGTGAAAAACGTGGAACACCTTACTGTCGCCCAAGCAAGCGCGTAAGCTCAAAGACCCCGAAGACAGCTTCGGAGATGACAGCGAGCGAAAAGCGTAGTAGAGTGGCACAAAAGAAGCGTATTGGGCAACCTGCGGGTAAACCTCGGAGGGTAAAGGCTCTTAAAAGGAAGAAGAAATGACAGTATCAGGCTCAACAGACTTTGAATTAGACGTAGCTGACTACGTTGAAGAGGCTTTTGAGCGTTGCGGCTTGGAAGTTCGCACTGGATATGACTTAAAAACAGCAAAAAGGTCTATGAACCTAATGTTTGCTGACTGGGCTAACCGTGGATTAAATCAATGGACTATAGCTGAAAAGAACCTGACAGTTACTCAGGGAGATGGCACTTACGACCTCGGAACGTCCACAATTGACATATTATCCCTTGTTGTACGTCGAGATGGCACAGATTACGCGTTAGACCGCATAAGTAGGGATGAATACCTAAATATCCCAACAAAATCCACAACAGGTCGCCCAACGCAGTATTTTGTCGATAGATTGATAAATCCTGTCTTAAAAATGTGGCCTTTGCCTGATAATAGCACTGATGTGGTGTATTATAACGCCCTAATACGCCTAGATGATGCCGATACTTACACAAATACAGTGCAAGTTCCCTTTCGTTTTTACCCTGCTTTAGCGGCTGGTTTGGCCTATTATATAAGCATAAAACGCGCTCCAGACCGCTCTCAACTCCTAAAAACGGTGTATGAAGAGGAAATAGGTCGAGCAATGGATGAAGATAGAGATCGCGCATCCTTTAGAGTCGCTCCTGATTTGAGGAATTACCGTTATGTCTAAGTATGCCACAGGAAAGTGGGCATATGGCATATCTGACCGTTCTGGCTTCAGATACAGGCTCAGAGACATGCGCAAGGAGTGGAATGGGCTTCTTGTAGGCAAGGATGAGTGGGAGGCGAAGCAACCGCAATTAGAGCCTCTTCGCGCCACTCCTGACCCCCAAGCACTGCGCAATCCACGGCCTGAACAGAACATTCCGCAACAAGACAATATACAATGGGGCTGGAATCCAGTAGGAATGGCATACGATGGGGGATTAACCCCAAATAATTTAGTTGCTACTGGTTCTGTTGGTAGCGTTACGGTGAATATATCATGAGCTTTACATACGCACAATTAAAGACCGCGATTCAGGATTACACTGAAAACACAGAAACAACTTTTGTGAACAGTCTTGATATTTTCATTAAAAACACTGAAGAGCGCATACTCAAAATAGCTCAGTTAGAGGTATTTAGGAAGAATCAATCCGGGAATATGGCGGCAAACAATCAATATCTTGCCCTTCCCAGCGATTATTTAGCTCCATATAGCCTTTCTTTTACAAGTGGAGGCAACAAAGAGTTTGTTTTATTTAAAGACGTAAACTTTGTTCAGTCATTTAACCCGAACAATTCTACGGCTGGCGCTCCTAGATACTATGCGCAGTTTGATATTGATAATTTCATACTAGGCCCAACTCCAGATGCGGCCTATGAAGTGGAGCTTCACTATTTCTATCGCCCAGCAAGCCTAACGGCTGGTGCTGAAGATGGAACAACATGGTTAAGCACAAATGCTTCTGTTTCAATGCTATATGGCTCTTTAATCGAAGCATATACATTTATGAAGGGTGAGGCTGATTTAGTTCAAAACTACACTCAGCGATTCACTGAAGCCCTTTCTCGCGTCAAAAACTTCGGAGAATCACAAGAAGTTACTGACGCTTATCGTACTGGTCTTATTTTGCGAGAAAAAACATGATAAGTATCAGTCAAAACAAACATGTTAAACTTATAAGGAGATTGTGACATGGCCTTTTCAGGTAACTTCATGTGTACGAGCTTTAAGAAAGAGCTTCTTGAGGCCGTGCATAACTTTAAAAACTCAGGTGGTAGCACGTTTAAGATTGCCCTTTATACGAATAGTGCATCTTTTAACGCCTCTACAACAGCTTATACCGCGACTAACGAGGTATCAGGAACAGGTTATAGTGCTGGAGGAAACACTCTAACACGAGTTGATCCGACAAGCTCAGGAACTACAGCTTTTACTGATTTTGCGGATACAACTTGGTCCTCTTCGACCATTACCGCTCGCGGAGCTTTGATTTATAACGATTCCGCCGCAGGAAACCCTGCTGTTGTAGTTTTGGACTTTGGTTCTGACAAAACTTCTACAAATGGCGACTTTACTGTAGTATTCCCAACGGCAGATGCTTCTAACGCCATCATTCGGATAGCCTAATGACGGATGTTATCGTCCCCTTTTCTGGTTGGGGCCGAGGAACGTGGGGCCAGCTTGCCTTTGGCGAAGGCTCCGTTACGAACGTGGGTGCCGTTGGGGGAATTGGCTCTGTAACAATAGTCGCAGAGGCCAATGTCCCTGTGACTGGTCTACAGGCCGCGGGTTCAGTTGGCGGCGTAACCGTTGTAGCAGAGGCTAACGTTAATCCAACTGGCGTTTCCGCAACAGGTGAAGTTGGCTCTGTAAGTATTATTGAAGGCGTAGGCGTTAATGTAAACGTCACTGGCGTTGCGGCTACTGGGTCTGTTGACTCTGTTACAGTTATTGGAACAGCCGTTGTTAACGCCACTGGAGTAGCTGGTACAGGAACCGTAGGGTCTGTCGTCGTCACCGCCGATTCAATAACTTCCGTTACAGGATTGGAGGCTACAGCTTCTGTTGGTGCAGTCACTACAACTGCTGACGCGAATGCTCCCGCGACTGGCGTTGCGGCTACTGGTACTGTTGGAACAGTAGATGTAGGAATATTTGTTACTGTAAACGTCACTGGCGTTGCAGGAACTGGTCAAGTTGGTGCCGTAGAAACTAACGCAAATGCAGACGTTCATGTCACTGGAGTATCAGCGACAGGTATTGCAGGTCAGGTCCTCGTTTGGGGAGCTATTGTTCCAAATCAAAATCCGGGTTATACTCCCGTAACACCATCTTCCACCCCCGCTTGGAGTGACGAAACACCGTCTCAATCTCCGGGCTGGGATGACATAGCAGCATAGGATAGAAAAATGCCTAGTACATATACATTAAACAACGGTATCGAACTCATAGGAACTGGCGAACAGTCTGGCACATGGGGAAGTACCACGAATACAAATTTAGAACTTTTAGATACTGCGCTTGATGGTCAGGTCACAGTAACTTTAAGTTCCACAGGGTCTTCTGGCTCTCCAAACGCACTTCCAATTAGCGATGGCTCCAATTCAAACGGGCGCAACCGATTGGTTATTTTTAATGATGGCAGTGATTTGGGTGGCACGGCTTATGTGCAACTTACCCCGAATGACGCTGAAAAGATTATTTATGTGCGTAACAGCTTGTCTGGTTCGCGCAGTATCTTGCTGTTTCAAGGCACATATAACGCTAGTAACGACTATGAAGTACCTGCGGGTACGACTGCGGTTGTGTTCTTTAACGGTGGCGGTACAGGTGCCGTAGCCGCGAACGTCTTCAACAATGCACACTTTGATGCTTTAAATGTAGTTGGAAGCGTGACAGTCGGCGGAGGCGTGACTGTAACAGGCACTGTTGATGCGGGGACGGTTGAGTTTGACAACCTTTCTGGTACTGGGGCAGTATCTGTCACTAATATTCTCGACGAAGACAACATGGCCTCGAACAGCGCCACTGCGTTGTCTACTCAACAGTCAATCAAGGCGTATGTAGATAGTCAGGTTGGCACTGTTGACACACTTGCAGAAATACTTGCTAACGGCAACACGACTGGCGGTAATGACATCGTATTTAGCGCAGGAGACAATATTTCTAATGCTTCTGGAGACTTCACACTAGACGTTGCAGGGGATATTAGTCTTGATTCTGACAGCGGCTACGTTCTGTTTAAAGACGCAGGGACAGAACACGCTAGAATATTTCAGAACAACTCTGGTGATGTAAATATTTCTTCTCAAATCTCTGACAAAGATATGAAGTTCTTAGGCAACGATGGTGGTTCTACTGTAACTGCTCTTACCCTTGATATGTCTGAGGCGGGTAGAGCAATTTTTAATGCTGATGCTAATATGGCGGATGGTAATGCTTTTCGCTTTGGAGACAACCAAGACTTCTTAATATATCATTCATCCAATCAAAATATAATTCAAGCGAACACTACCGACCAAGATATAATTTTTAAAGGGGTAGACAACGGATCGTCTATAACCGCCCTAACCCTTGATATGTCAGGTGCTGGTGCGGCTTCGTTTAACGTAGGTGGTGTGTTTAATGAAAGCGGTGCGGATAGCGACTTCCGCGTCGAGAGTGACAACGACACCCATATGCTGTTTGTTGATGCTTCAACTTCAAGAATTGGTCTAATTACATCTGCCCCTGCGTATACGCTTGATGTACTTGGACAAGGACGGTTTCGCACCTCTAATAATGACGCAAATCTTATCCTTGAATGTACCGATGCAGATGCCAATAGAGGCCCATTTTTAAATTTAGCTAGGGATAATAGCAGCGCAGCAGATGGTGACCGAATCGGGTGCATAATATTTAATGCAGACGATGATTCTAACAACCAAACAGAATATGCTGCTATTACTGGTTTTATTTCAGACGCATCTAATACAACTGAAGACGGTGGTCTTTTATTTGATACTGCAACAGCAGGAAATCCAGCGATAGAAAAACTAAGGCTTGGCCCAACGGCTGCTGTCTTTAATGAAGGTGGTGCTGACGTAGACTTCCGCGTTGAGAGCAACAACAATGCTAATATGCTGTTTGTTGATGCGGGGAATGACCAAGTTGGCATTGGTACAAATGCCATGAACAGCTATTACGCAAAAGATTTAGTTGTAATGGCTCCAGATGAAGGCGGCATAACAATCGCAGGTGACGGATCAAACGAAACTCAATACTTAATGTTTGCTGATGGTACTTCTGGAACAGCTAGATATAGTGGTTATATTCAATACGAACATAATGGGGATAAGTTAATTTTTGCGGCTGCGGGGCAGTCTAGGCTTATGCTTACTTCGACAGAGTTTTTAGTAAATAACTCATCTTTAGATCAAGACTTCCGCGTCGAGAGTGACGCAAGATCAAATATGTTCGTGGTTGATGGTGGGGTTAGTCAAATTGGTGTGGGCATGACACCAGACCAATCATGGGGTTCAAACTCTGTAGGTATCAACTTCGGTATTGCTGATGCTGATGCAGGTTGGCTCGGTTGGCAGCAAATTGCTGGCGCTGATAATTTTCATATGCTGTGGAACGTGTATCACGATAATAGTGATTTTAGATATGCTTCAAACAATCCAGCAGGAAAATATACTCAAAACTCAGGAAGTCATCTTTTTTCTCATGCTGCAAATGGAAGTGCTGATGCAGTCATATCCTTCATTGAAAATTTAAGAATGACCTCATCTGGAGCAGTATTTAACGAAGGTTCCAATGACTTAGACTTCCGCGTCGAGAGTAACGCCAACTCCCATATGCTGTTTGTTGATGCGGGTGCAAACAGTGGAGCAGGACGGGTTACTATAGGCGGCAGTAACCAAGCAGGTGTCCTTACCGTTAATGGCGGCACTACTACTGAACAGTCCATGTGGGTCTACGGACAAGCAACGGGTAAAGGTGGACGTATACTTTCTATTCGTGACACTCGTGCAACGTCTGGCACAGAAGGATCGGCAGGGATTCATCTTACATCTAGCCCGGGAACAGATTACGTCCTCGCTAAATATTATGATGGATCAGTGTCAAACTTTATGCTGACGGATCAAACTGGCAACGAGTATATAACTGTCGAAGCTGCGGCGAATATTGTTATCAACCAAGCCGGCTCTTCAGGCAAAGACTTCCGTGTTGAGAGTACCAGCAAAGCCCATATGCTGTTTATAGATGCTGCGGAAAATGCAGTTGGCATTAATGATGGTGACCCAAAATCATATCCCTCTGGCACTCAAACTGGTTCTGCAACTGATGGAGGTCAATTTAGAATTGGTGGAAGTGTAGGGGCTGTTTGTGCCTCAGGTACGGGTAATGAACTGGCTTGGACTCGCTCTGGCTTAAACTATATCTCCTCTCCCAATGGAGGCTTTCGGATTCGTGCTGGAACATCAGGTGGGGTCAACTTAAGCACCACCGCAACAAGTTGGACTTCTGCGTCTGATGAAAGATTAAAAACTTTAACTGGTGATATTGAAAATGCCGCAGAGAAAGTCAAAACGCTTAGAACAAAAATGGGCCGTTATAATGAAGACCCAGAAGACGTTTCACGCCCGTTTTTAATTGCCCAAGATGTTCAAGCTGTTTTGCCAGAAGCGGTTAGTGTAATAGAAGATGATCCTGAGATAGCAGATACAACGGGCATCTCAGATAAGTTATTTCTATCTTATACAGATGTCATACCTTTACTCACCGCTGCGCTTAAAGAATCTATAGCTAAGAATGAAGAACTAGAGGCCCGTATTACGGCACTCGAAAACGCTTAACCCCCAGCCATAAAGGAGAAACAAACAATGGCTATTACCTGCACTTGGTCCGTATCGGACATGCAACACACAGACGCAACAGGCGGGGTCTTCCTCGTCTATTGGTCATGCGTAGCGGCAAGCGATGGAACCCCATCCTATACCGCAACAGAAGGTGGGAAGCTGCGCTGCGAGCCAGACCCATCAAGCCCAGACTTCACACCATATGCTGACCTGACAGAAGCGCAGGTTCTTGGTTGGGTCTACAACAGCTTGATCGAAGGTGATGAAACCGCCGATGAAGCCAAAGCTCGCGTTGAGGCCAACCGTACTGCTAAAGTACAAGGCCAAATTGACCGCGCTGCGACAACCGCTTCAGGAACCCCTTGGGCTGCTGAATAACTTTAACCTCAATTTAAAAGGAGATCACGATGGCTGAGAAACAAACAAAAACCGTCACGATCAACGGCACTGACTACACTGAAGACCAACTGACAGATCAGCAGAAGGTTATGATTAACCACGTTGCTGACTTGGACCGAAAGATGGGTTCTGCCCAATTTAATCTGGATCAACTCGCTGTCGGCAAGCAAGCCTTTATGGATATGCTTGCAAAGTCTTTGGAAGAGTCTGAAGAAGCTCAAGAGGTAGCGGCACAATAATGGAAATGAACGCGCTCATAAACTTAGGCTTAACCACTGCAATCGGTGGTTTAGGTTGGTGGATAAAAGCCCAACATGCCGAACTTGGGCGCGTTCAAATTCTCTTGAATAAAACAAGGGAAGAGATGGCAAAAGAATACGTCAATAAACTAGACGGTGCTTCAACTATGAGTCAAATTGTCGCACGGTTTGACCGACTTGAAGAAAAAATAGATCGCTTAATGGAGCGATAACATGCTTTGCACGCTTGTATTCATAGGATATGGGCATGTATTCGTGAACGGCTACGGAAGCTGGTTTTATAAAGCCTGTCATTATCAATGTGACGGCATGTATAACAAGCGCGTTTATCGCGTTGATCCTGATTATTATTGCCCAAGGAGCTTTCGTGAAGCATGATAGAAGTTTTAGCCTTAGCAGGCGCTGTAACTAAAATAGCTAGTGGCATTAGTAGTGCCGTTCAAGCTGGCAAAGACGTAAACAGTCTTATGCCGCATTTTGGAAAATTAGCAAAGCTAGAAGCTGACATAGCTGTTGCGGAATCGGGCAAACACAAAGGGCCACTTGGAAGACTAACTTCCAGTGAGGAAGAAGGATTTGCCATTGCTCAGGCAAAAATGGCGCACAAGGAAGCTATGGAAACCCTTCGCAGCCATTGCCGCTTATATGGACCACCGGGCATGTGGGACTTGGTTGTACGCGAGCAGGCTGAAGCAAGAAAACGCCAAAAAGAAGCCTTAGAAGCCCAAGCTGCTGCTAGAGACAGATTGTTCTGGGGTGTTTCATTGGCGTTGGGCGTTACAATTTTTGTGGCAGGAACCGTAGCGATGATATGGGGAGTAGATAAGCTGGCGAACGGGTGACTTTATACAAGAACAAACTAGGAAAATACGTTGTATGTGACAAAGCTGGAAAAATTGTTATAATAACGCATCACAGCGGAATAGCAAAAGCGTGGTTAGAGAAAGGAAAACGTGATGGCAACAAAACTTGACGAGTGGAAAGTTCTGCCGCGTCTGATGATGCTGGTGACAACCATTATGTATATACGTTGCCTAGAGTGGGCATTATCTCAACCTGACCTATCGGTATCACAGGCGGGTCTAATATCAGTCGTAACTGGAGCCTTCACGGGATCGTTCGGCATATGGATGGGTAAGGAGTCTAAGTAATGTTACAATCACTCATAGGTCCGGTAGCAAACCTCGCGGGGTCTTGGTTACAAGGCAAAGCTGACAAGAATGCAGCATCCGCAGAGTTGAAGCTAACTGAGGCGAAGGCGAAAGCTCAGATATTATTGTCTGAAAAAACAAGCGTTGCCGACTGGGAACGCATTATGGCAGAGGGTTCTAAATCAAGCTGGAAAGACGAATGGTTCGTAATTGTCCTGTCAATTCCCCTTGTTTTAGCATTTATTCCGGGAACAGAAGGCTGGGTTGATAAGGGATTTGAACAGCTTTCCAAAGCGCCCGATTGGTATTTTTACAGTTTAGGTATCGCAATTTCAGCGAGTTTTGGTGTACGCGGAGCAACCGCAATGTTTAAGAGGAAATAATGGAAAATGTTAAATTACCGATAGCTTTAGTCGCTGCAATGGCAGTTCAATTAGCAGGAGGCGTTTGGTGGGTATCTCAACAGGCATCAACCATATCTGGGCTAGAAGAGACTGTAAGCCAGTTAGGGTCACGCATGGCTATAGAAGACAATATAAACCTCAAGAGAGATGTAGAATCTAACGCTTCTGAACTAAATCACGCGTTCGAAGAGATTGATGATCTGTGGGATGAGCTTGCAGGACTGATGACGACCATTGGTGCTATTAACAGTATCAAACAGCGTGTGGCTGTTATGGAAAACGATCTAAAGTATATAAATCGAGATCATAACGGCATGATAGGCGGCAGATAAAATGGAGCAAACCATTGGCACATTCAACGGCACTAAAAACGTGGAAGTAAACACAGTTGCTGGTCAGGGGGATGTCCAAGCTGGTATAGAGTTTATATATCACATGCGAGAACATCTAGTTGATGTGGCTGTGGCTACCGTTTTTGGACTCGTTATTTACGGGTTAGTTTTGTTTATGAAAGCGAAAATCAAATGAGTAAAGCAATGAAAGCCTTACAGAAACGCTGTGGAGTAAGCCCAGATGGGGCTTTTGGCCCCACTACAGCAAAGGCAATTAGCAAGCATTATGAGCTATCGCCAGAGCGTGCGGCTCACTTGCTTGGTCAGTCTGCGCACGAGAGCGGATATTTTAAGCTAACTGAAGAAAATCTTAACTATTCTGAAGACGCATTAAATCGTGTATTTGGTCGTTATTTTGGTCAAGGCAAAGAAGACGCGTCAAAATATGCGCGTAATCCTCAAAAAATTGCCAACTACGTTTACATGGATGAGCATAGGTCAAAGGGTGGCGCTCTTGGAAATGTTGAAGAAAATGACGGCTGGGCATTTCGAGGCCGAGGATTTTTACAATGCACAGGCCGTACAAACTACCGAAAGTTTGCATCCGAGATGAGGTTGCCAGATGTAATGAAAGACCCTGATCTTGTAGCTACAGAGTACGCATTTGAAAGCGCATACTGGTTTTTTCAGCGTAATGGACTCTTTAAAATTGCAGATACAGGCGTAAACGATGATGTAATCACAAAAATCACGCGCCGTGTGAACGGTGGGACTCATGGCTTAGATGACCGATTGGAGAAGACTAAAAAAATATATGCTTGGCTGACATAAATTGTTCGGCTTATTTTTAAAAAACTGATGATTTCTACAATTGTTCGGCTTAAACCTAACTCTGGCGTAAACTGAACAATTGTGTATAATCTTCACATCAGGAGATTTGTGATGCCGCTAACCAAACTTCAATTTCGTCCCGGTATCAACCGTGAAACCACTTCTTACTCGAATGAAGGTGGGTGGTTTGACATGGACAAAGTTCGGTTTAGGTTTGGTTATCCTGAGAAAATTGGTGGTTGGATAAAAGAGTCTACAAACGCATTTCTAGGCACATGTCGCGCTTTGCACCCTTGGATTGCGTTAGACGGCTCCAACTTCCTTGGCGTAGGAACTCACCTCAAGTATTATATCAACGAGGGTGGTGCATATAACGACATAACGCCTATTCGCGTGACCACGGCGGCAGGAGACATTACGTTCTCCGCAAACGCAAACACATTAAGTGCTGGCATTACCGCTGTAACTGACACAATCCCATTAACGTCAGCAAGTGGCTTTCCTGCTTCTGGAAGAATAAAAATAGGTAGTGAGATTATTACCTATGCACTTGTATCAGGCAATAATCTTACTGGTTGTGTAAGGGGCGTCAACGATACAGTAGCCGCGTCTCACTCTTCTAGCGCAGCCGTTACATGCGCGACTTTAATTGTAACAGATGCAGACCACGGCGCTCTTGAGAATGATTTTGTAACGTATTCAGGTACGGCAACTCTCGGTGGCAATATAACGGCTGATGTTCTTAATCAAGAATACCAAATCACGCACATTATAAACGTCAATAGCTATCAAATAGAAGCTCGTACTGTAAGCACAATTGGAAGCATAACAACTACAACTGGCTTAAACCCTACATATGTATTCGCAACAACCTCAGATAGCGGCAATGGGGGTAGCTCTGTTGTTGGCGCGTACCAGATCAACACTGGTCTTGATACAACAATCGTAGGCACTGGTTGGGGCGCTGGTACTTGGAGTCGTGGGACTTGGGGTTCTGGGGCGTCTTTGGCGACATCTGGTCAAACACTTCGCATATGGTCACATGACAACTTTGGTGAAGACCTTCTAATAAATGTTCGTGATGGAGATATATTCTATTGGGACAAAACAAACGGATTAGCGAATAGAGCGGTTGAGTTAGCGTCTATAGCGGGTGCTAATAAAGTTCCTACAATAGCAAAACAGGTTCTTGTTTCTGATCGTGACCGCCATGTTATCGCATTTGGGTGCGACTCAGAATTAGAACCCGGAGTGCAAGACCCCTTGTTAATTAGGTTTTCTGATCAAGAAAACATTCTTGACTGGCAATCCCTTGTAGATACAACCGCGGGTGATTTGCGCATTGGTTCAGGGTCAAAGATCATTACAGCCGTAGAAACAAGACAGCAAATACTTGTGTTTACGGATGTATCACTACATGCAATGCAGTTTCTTGGGCCTCCGTTCACGTTTGGCATAAACGCTATTTCTGAAAATATCACAATTGCAAGCCCGTTAGCGGCTATTGCAGTTGAAGATAACGTGTACTGGATGGGCGCAGAAGAGTTCTATGCTTACGGTGGTGCGGTTCAACGTATCCCATGTTCAGTTCGAGATTATGTCTTTACAAACATTAACAATGATCAGTTGGAAAAGGTGACGGCTGGCTTAAATACTGCATTCTCTGAGGTTACTTGGTTCTATCCATCTGCATCAAGCACTGAAAACGATAGCTATGTTACCTACAATTATGACCAGAAAATCTGGTATTATGGCCTAATGAACCGCACATGTTGGCTAGATAGAGGAGTTAACAACGATCCTCTTGCGGCTTCAACAGACCATTATCTTTATTTTCAAGAGATCGGATTTGATGACGGAAGTACATCTCCTGCGAGTGCCATTACCTCATATATTGAGAGTAGCAAAATGGACTTGGGAGAGGGTGATCAGTTCGCATTTATGCGCCGTCTAATACCTGATCTGACGTTTAGAAACTCTACCGCTCCATCTCCACAGGCCACTATGACCCTAAAAGTCAGAAACTTTCCCGGCGGAAACTACCTGTCGTCTGACGCTCGCACAGTTGTAAAAACAGCGAGTATCCCGGTTGAGCAGTTTACAGAACAGGTATTTGTTCGGCTTAGAGGTAGGTCATTTGCGTTCAGAATAGAAAGCGAAGACACTGGAGTGGGTTGGAGATTGGGTTCTCCTCGCGTTGATGTTCGACCTGACGGGAGACGTTAATGTCAAGAAACCTAAACTTACCATTCTTTCCATTACCCCCTGACGACTACAACAAAGAGTATTTTGCTGAAGTTTTAAGGTCATATTCGACGTATTTGCAAAATATGCAAAACCCCGGAGAAGGCCGAAATACCTTTACAGTGTTTACAAACCTTCAAACAGACGATTCTGGATTGGAGGACGGCACTGTTTTTAACCACGGTGGACAATTGCGGGTTCCTGTAGCCCACTCTCCATACGTTCAAGGCTCACAAGCGACAGGCTCTGTCGGTACAATAACGGTGACAATATCATGACTGATACAATTATTACTATGGATAACGGCTCAACTTGGCGTCCTTCTGGGAGCGTCGATACAGTTCATTGCGCAAATTGTGAAAATGTTGTAGATACAAAAGAAGAAATTGCGTCCTATCCCAATGGAAACTGCCCAGATTGCGGCGAAAATTGGACAGGATCGGAAAAAAGAAGTACAAATGTTCAGGTTACTATGCCTGAATCTATTTCTGGATCGACACTCTAGTATTTTTGAGGAAGATTTGGTAACTTGGGATAAGTAATAAGAGGTTAGTATAATGCAGGACATGGCACGCTACGGAAGAAATGGTGATACACGCATGGCACACCTGACTCCGGGTGAGACAGTTGTGCCTAGAGAAGTTCTTCGACAGAATCCAAAAGTTGCTCGTGGATTGGGTAAAGCATTTCAGGATGCAGGCTCTGATCCGCGTCGATATGTTGTGGGTTCAGGTCAGAATAGCATTAATCCTGTAACTGGAAAGCCAGAGTTTTTCTTTGATAAAATCCTTCCATTCTTGGGTAACTTGGTTTCGAACCCTGCGGTGCAAGGCGCAATTGGAAACGTTGCACTTAGAAAATTACAAGGTAAAGATGTTTCGTTAAGGGACGCTTTGCTGGGTGGCGCAATCGGTGGTGGACTTGGGGCTATGTCTGGACGAGGTACAGGTGTACCGTTTTTGGATAATATGCTAGATGCTGACCCCGGAATTGTAAACAAATTGACTAGCGGCGGCAGTTCTACTGTTGGCTCACTAAGCAACGCTGAAAGTTTTGGTCAAAACCTTGCTAAAAAACAACTACAGGATGCTGTAAGTCCTAAGCGTGCTGAAGGTCTTATGGGCATTGGCGAGTTTTTTGACACTAATCCTGATAGCGTTATAGGTAAAATGCTAAACACAAAATTTGGCGAATCTATAGCAATGGGCCTTGGCTCTCAGCTACTAGACAGCCTGTTCAGCGAAGACGTAGACCCTGATCCATATGGCAACAGAGCGCGTTTTGAACGTGGCGCTGGAGAAGGCCCAATTAGTTTGAAACCGCGACCCTTACCTGATCGTCGTGTTCCTCAATACGCTAAGGGCGGCGCAGTTGAGCCTCAGTATTATAACCAAGGTGGCCCTGCTTACTCACTAGCCAAACGTAACTACGATAGAAACGACTACACTTACGACTTCAGTGATTTTGATAATGATCCCCTGACTATGAGTAATGTAACCAACATGCTCAGACACCAAACTGGTCTTAGACCTTTTGAGGGTGATGACTTGAACCGCTACGACTTTAACCGTGATGGTAAAGTTGACCAACTAGATACTGATGGGGTTATGAAGAACATAGTGGGAATGGAAGACGGAAGCAAAAACTACTTCCTCGCAAGTCGGCCTTATTACGGGACTGAACCTGTTGCGGATGCACCCGTAGACAATATGCCAATACCAGATCAAGGCATGACCATAGGCGGTCCTGCACAGTTTAATGATGGCGGCGCAGCTTACTATCCACGAAGAAATGGCGCAATAATGCCTAGCGAGGGTTCTGGGACAAAAGATGATGTCCCTGCGATGCTAACCGCTGGAGAATTTGTAATGACCCGCGGTGCGGTAAAAGGTGCTGGAAACGGCAACTTGAATAGCGGTATTAATAAAATGTACGGCATGATGGACCGACTAGAGAGGAAAGCGTAATGAGCGACCCAACCACAAGTATAGCCATACGCCAACTCCCTGCGTATATGCAGGAATACGATGAGGCGTTACTCGGACAAATATTCGGTGTACCCGATGAAGACGGCGTTCTTCAGGGCGGTATTATGGATGCGGAAGCGTATCCAGACTTATTTAAAGTTCCTGATTATGTTCAAGCTGGTGAAGACCCGCTCCAAAGTGCTGTTTACCAAACCTTTGACACTCCTGAAGAGCGTCAAGCGTTTATGGATCGCGCCAACACATACTTCATGGATGCAGAGGGAAAGGCTCGCTATCTTCCAGATGCCGCTGATCAGTTCGACACGGGCGCAGGTACTATTGCAGATGCCCTTACTGATTACTTTCCAGATGCCCAGACTTACATTGATGCTGGTACAGGTGGCGTAGACGCAAAAAGCATATACGACACTGCTCTTTCAGGCGCGAAAACTCGTGCGGATCAAGGAACTCAAGCATTCGACGCCAAAGCAAGGGCTGATGCTCTATACGGCGATGCTCGCTCATCTATCGAAGGTGGTCGTGATGTGTTTGGCGTAGATAAAACAGCTTATGACGCCGCACGTTCAGGAATAGCCAGTGGGCAAGGAACGTTTGGTGTTGATGAGGCAAGTCTTCGCAAAGGCACAGGTGACTATCAACTTAGCGGTGGATTAGGCGAAGCTCGTGACGCTTTGAAAAAGGCTGGCGAAGGTGAGTTTGGGGCGCGTGAAGCGTTCGAGCGTGGCACGGGTCGTGCATTTGAACTAGCAGAACAAGGTTTAGGGGCTTTTGATCCAGCTTCCGCAACACAAGCGTTTATGGACCCTTACAAGGCTCAAGTCGTTGATGCGGCAATGGATAGAATTACCCGTGAGGGCGCAAAACGCCGTCAAGGTGACACAGCAAAAGCAATAAGCGCAGGCGCATTTGGAGGCTCTCGTGCAGGCGTACAAGCCGCAGAGACTGCTCGTGCAATCGAAGAAACAAAACAAAACACAGTAGCCAACTTGATGTCGCAAGGATACGACAAAGCGTTGGCAAGTGCGATGGCAACTGACGAATCGGCTCGCAAGCGTGCATTGCAAGCATCTGGCTTGACAGGTGAGCTAGGCGCTCGTGGTACAACCATTGAGCAAAAAGCGTATGAAGATGCGGCACAGCGTGGATTAGCTGCGGCTGGAACGTCTGCTGGACTTTCACAAACTGAAGAGCAACTTCGTCAAAAAGCATTCGAGTCAGGTGCATCACGCACCATAAATGCCGAACAAATGATCAACAG